GAGGTGAGAAGGCCTATCGCGTTGCTGTGAAAGACGCAGTCGCAGACTCTGATGGGTTGCGAGATGCGCTCCACGAGCAGGCCGCAGAGACACAGGTAGTTCAGGATGCCAACATGCACCTGCACCGTGATCTCATGGAGGTCAAGATTGAACTTGACGACGCCCAGAAAGAATTGGGCCGCAGAAGGAACTGGGTAGATCAGATACATGCTGACACCAGGAAGAATTTCCACTGCGAGTGGCAAGATGAGACATCTTATGCATATGCGTTGTTCATGATGCTCGTACTATTGGTACCAATGTCTATTGTTCTTGCGGCAGCTTATCTTGAGGTGCTCGATATCCTCATTCAATGGCAGGTGTTGCTGACCATTGTTTTATATCAGGTGGCTGCAGTCTATTTAGACCGTTGGGCCTGTACCAAGCGCGGGTACAGATCCATGTTCTCGGCGCGCGCAACACACTCCTATTCCACTGTTGATATGCAGAATTGGGACACTGACGATCGTAGGGCTGATACGATGTCTTTAAGGGAGATGAAGCATAGTGATGCCAAATATGGTGTGGTTTGTTATCGATACACCTTAAATGGCTGCAATGTCCGTAGAGACATGTTTGGTCGTCTCGCTGAGGCCGCACACATGCTTATTTCATTTGAGCTCCTCTCTCAACTAACTACTCCTTTAGTAATGTTGGCCCGCGATCAAGAAACAGCGTGGGAGAGAATGGAGACTTCAGCTAAAGCTACACATACCGTGAATGTTGATAGAGGTCTATATACAGCAGGTAGAGATGTAGTCGGGAATACCCTTCAGGTTGCTCATGGCTTATGGTTACAGAACCGCCAGGCACGGTTGGGACATTTTCGCCCCGCTCTGGTCTGATTGGGGAGCATAGGTGGTATGTTCGGGGTTACCGTTATTTGGAAGAGAAACAGGACTTGATTGAGGAAATCAAGACTAGTGCCCAAATTTCGAGGTCCCTGCCGGGAGTCCCTGGAAAGAGACCCCCGATGAGAGTCAGTTGTGGTTGCCATGTGAAGGGTTGTGCCCCACTGGTGCCTGATCTAACAGACTCCCGTACCACTAAGGCTGGAGTAAGGAAGAGGTTTCTACGTAAACCGCCTGTAGCGGATGCAGAACTTTTGGCAGAATTCCGAAAGTTTGTCCGTGGCCAGGTTCGCAAGCTATTTGTCCCCCTAGCAAGCGATGTGGATGTGAGCGTTGAGCATTGGCTAAGCCACACCAATTACCCCGACTGGCGGCGAAAGGAGCTCCAGGTTCAATGGGATGGCGTCGGTAGTATGTGGGATCCAGATAAATCCCACCGATACTTTCGATGCAGTTCTTTCGCGAAAGACGAGGACTATCCAACCTACAAGCACTCACGCGCGATAAACTCCCGCAGTGATCAATTTAAGTGTGCTGTGGGTCCCGTCTTTAAGCTAATAGAGGAGCAAGTGTACAAGCACGAGGCCTTCATTAAGCATGTTCCAGTTGCAGATAGACCTGATTATATAATGGGTCTTCTTCACCGCGAGGGAGCTAAATACTTTGCAACAGATTATTCGTCTTTTGAGGCGCTGTTTACAAAGGAGTTGATGGAGGCATGCGAGTTCGAGCTCTACGCATACATGACACAACATCTCCCATCAGGAGGTGAATTCATGCGCCTAGTACGTGAAGTGCTGGGTGGCCTCAATTTGTGTGTCTTTAAAGAATTCAGGGTGATGGTTGAAGCCACCCGAATGTCTGGTGAGATGTGCACGTCTCTTGGCAATGGGTTTTCAAATCTAATGCTGATGCAGTTCGTCTGTCGCAAGGCGGGCTGCAGGAAGATTCGTGGGGTGGTTGAAGGAGATGATGGTCTCTTTACCATGGTAGGGACTCCCCCTACCAAAGAGGATTTTGCCCGACTGGGCTTAATCATTAAGGCCGAGGTTCATGACACAATCTCGACCGCATCCTTCTGTGGGTTGGTATTTGATCCCCTTGATCGTACCAATGTCACAGATCCACGCAAGGTTTTAAATAATTTTGCCTGGATACAACGTACCTACGCTGTGGTACGCTCATACAAGTTGAGAGGCTTGTTGAGATGTAAGGCTCTTTCTC